AGCCAGTAGCAATTGTAAGAGTAATTAGATTTTTATTTCTATGTTCAATTGCATACTTTTTTGCAGTTGTTTTTCTATTATTAAAGTGAGGTTTGTATGATATATAATATTGTTTTATTATTTGTAGGTACTATAACAATGGCAGTGGCTATTAAACTGCTGTACATTTCAGAGCTAATGATAGACGAGGAGAGGAACTAATGTTTGCAGAGAGCATATCAGGTAGCCCAAGCCCTGCCGCAGTTGCAACAGCTAGAGCCGCGACAGATGTGGTTGATGGTAAGATACCGTTGAGTAGGGCGTGTGTTATGTATAATGTTAGAGAGCAGTCTGTCATACAGTTTATTATTGACAGCACTGAGTATGATACGTTAATGAAAAGAAAAAAATAAAGTTTGATAAATATAAATCATTGTGGTAAAATCCACATTCAATTTTAATTACCAATATAAGGAAAGTAACATGGCAATTTTACAAGGCACAGCTTATTGGGTATCAGCAACTACACCTAACACAACTTTTGAACCAGTGTATTCAGTCAATCTAGTTGTTGACGATGCGGTCGCTGAAGATTTTCAATCACGAGGATTTAGCATTAAGCAAATGGATGAAGGCCCTGCGATTGTAATCAAGCGAAAGGTTAACGGCCCCAATGGTATGATTCGACCTGCTCCACGTTTAGTAGATGCGTATAAGAATTTACTGGATGCCCGTGTAGGGAATGGTTCTGAAGTTAAAGTTCAGTACAAAGAATGGGAATCAGATTGGAAAGGTAAAACTTTTAAGGGCTTAGACTTTCAAGCCATGCAGGTTATCAATCTTATCGAAGTTGGATCACCTGATGGTGCAGAGTTTGATTCATTGGATAGCGAAATGGAGGATGAATTATAATGGGAATTGTTACAGTAGATGAAGTTAACTATGATACAGAGTTGCTATCAGATGATGCTACCTTAATCGTAGCACATTTGGTAGAAGCAGATTCTCAAATGCGTGAAGCACAGGTTATGATTGGGCTTATGAAATCAGCCACGCTCTCTCTGATCAACGATCTTAAAACTAACCACCTCACGGACGAGGCAATAGCTACAGAGGAAGTAGAAACAACTGAGGAGTGAGCCTGATGGCTTTCGTTAAACTGCACCAACCCTGTCAGTCTGAGTCTTGTGGCTCGTCTGATGGGGCTTCCATCAATTCAGATGGATCAGCATTTTGTTTTGTTTGTAACAGTTATTTTAAAAATTATAGCACATCGGAAGTGCAACAAACTGATACCGTAACGGACTTCACAGTGTATCAAAGGAATAGTAAGATGGAAGCAACACCTTCAGCGTATGTTCCTACCGCCGCATCTTTTGTAGAATTGACTGACCGAAAGATAAGCTTAGCTACAGCTAAGAAGTACGGTGTCAAAGCTTCAATGATCAACGGTAAGGTCGATAAACATTACTACCCCTACTTTAATGGACACGAATTTGCGGCAACAAAGATTCGTAAGCAGGATAAAAACTTCGCTTGGACAGGGAGCGCCAAAGAAGTAGGCTTGTTTGGAGAGAATCTATTCAAGGCAGGTGGTAAGTTTATAACATTAACAGAAGGCGAGTGTGATGCGATGGCCGCTTACGAGCTAATGGGTAGCAAGTGGCCTGTCGTATCTATAAAATCAGGAGCGCAAGGAGGCGTTGCTGATGTTAAGAATAATCTGGAGTACCTTGAATCGTTCGATTCTGTGGTCATTAATTTTGATAACGATAAAATTGGTAAGGAAGCCGCTCAAGCAATTGCAAAGCTTCTAACACCTAAGAAAGCTAAGATAATGACACTGCCTGTAGACTACAAAGACGCTAACGATATGTTGCGTCAGGGTAGACATGCCGCGTATGTTAGTGCTTTCTGGGATGCCAAAGTCTATACCCCCTCTGGTGTATTAAATCTATCCGATCAGCTTGAAGCTTATCAGAAGTTAAGGCTAGAAAAGAAAACAGCTATACCTTATCCGTGGGCAGGTCTTAACAAGAAGCTTGAAGGCATGAGAGCAGGTGAGCTTGTGACTCTTACAGGTGGTACAGGACTAGGTAAGTCTTCTGTAACCAGAGAGATTGAACACTGGTTAATTGAGAACACAGAAGATAACGTAGGTGTTGTAGCTCTTGAGGAGAACTGGTCGCGTACTGCTGAAGGTATCATGGCAGTAGAGGCTAACGCCAAGCTACATCTTGATAGTGTTAAGGCTCAGTTTACCGATGAACAGTTAGACAACTGCTTTAAGAAAGTCTTTATGGGTGATAATGAAGGGCGTGTATGGATTCATGCACATCATGGCGTTAATAACCTTGATGACATCTTCAGTAAGCTACGCTACATGATCATTGGTTTAGATTGTAAATGGATTGTAGTTGATCACCTTCACATGCTTGTTCTGTCTACGCTAGAGAACGACGAGCGTAAAGCTATTGACGGTATTATGCATCGACTCAGGACTATGGTAGAGGAGACAGGCTGTGGTATGATACTGGTGTCTCACTTGCGTAGAGTAGAGGGCAACAGGGGGCATGAGAACGGGATAGAAACAGGGCTGAATCATCTCAGAGGGTCACAAAGTATTGCTCAGTTGAGTGACTGTGTGATTGCACTGGAGCGTAACCAACAATCAGATGATCAGATAGAAGCATCGACCACTAAGGTCAGAGTGTTAAAGTCTAGATACACTGGAGATGTTGGAATTGCCTCTCAGCTACTGTATGATAACAAGACAGGTAGACTTAGAGAGCTTGATGATTATGATGAATCGCAGTTCGCAGAGGAAATAATATGAAAAAGTTCCCTACAGGCACTTACGCATTTGATAATGTGCTTAGACACCTACGTAAGATAGCTCCTGACTTAATATATGAATCAGCTCATACTTCTAAAGGTAGAATCTTTAACGGTTTTGTAATAGCTAAAACTAAAACAAGCTTTAGACCTGTGGGCATTCTTGATTGGGCGCACTACACAAAAAAAGGAATGTGTTTCGCAATACAGCACGATGTTCTTCAGCAATACTATGAGGAAATGCTTGAAGATTCTCGCAGTCCAAGTAATGTGTGGAAAGATACAAAGAAAGAGCAGAATCTAAAAGATTACTACGCTAACAGATCAGGTGAAATATATGAGTAACTTAGTATTTGATATAGAAGCTGACGGCTTAGATCCTACAAAGATCTTCTGCATTGTAGCTCAAGACGTAGACACAATGGATGTATTCACGTTTGACAACACCCAACTGCAGGAAGGCTATGACATGTTAGCAGGTGCAACTAAGCTGATAGGTCATAACGTAATAGGATATGACATCCCTGTTATTAAGAAACTTGCAGGTGTAGATCTGTTTAGTAAGAAGATTGTAGATACACTAGTGCTGTCTCGTTTGTTTAAGCCAACTCGTGAAGGCAACCACGGCTTAGAGGGGTGGGGCTATCGCCTTGGATTTAAGAAGGGTGACTTCGGTCAGCAAGAAAATGCTTGGGATGCTTACACACCTGAGATGCTAGAGTACTGCAGGAATGATGTACTTCTCAATACTAAAGTATATGAAGCGTTGAAGGTTGAGAGCCGTGGGTTCACACCACAGTCCGTACAAATAGAACACGCTGTAGCTAAGATTATTGATCAGCAACGAAACAACGGATTTTTGTTGGACGTTCAGAAAGTGATGGGCTTGATGGCTATGTTTGAAACAAAGCTACACGATCTAGAGACAGAGGTTCACGAGGAGTTTCGTCCTGTAACTACAACACAGATACTCAGCCCTAAGTTTACATCCACTGGTGCATTAGCTAAGACAGCGGTAGATCAACACGGTAAAGGAACTAGGCTACACGAAGATGAATATGAGCGTATGTCTTTAGACATAAACTGTAAGCCTATTGCTAGACGTACCGAGACACCATTTAACTTAGGTTCACGCAAACAGATTGGTGAGTACCTAATTCGTTTTGGTTGGAAGCCGTATAAGCATACACCTACAGGTCAGCCTATTGTGGACGAAGCAACCTTAAATAAAGTTAGAGGTATTCCACAGGCTTTATTGATTGCTAAGTACCTCATGGTACAGAAACGCTTGGCCCAAACTAAGAGTTGGATCAAGGAGCTTGATGAAGACACAGGTAGAGTTCACGGCTACGTCAATCCTAATGGTGCAGTGACATCGCGCATGACTCATTCACATCCTAACATGGCCCAAATTCCAAGTAGTAACTCACCCTATGGTAAAGACTGTCGTGCATGTTGGACAGTGCCAGAAGGTTACAGACTATGCGGTATAGACGCTTCTGGGCTTGAGCTTAGAATGTTGGCACATTATTTAAATGACGAGGGCTATACAAATGAAATCCTTAATGGAGACATACACACCACTAATCAAACTCTTGCAGGACTTGAGTCTAGAAATCAGGCAAAGACTTTTATCTATGCCCTCTTGTACGGAGCAGGAGATGCAAAGCTTGGGTCTGTGGCTAACAGAGGTAGAGCAGGTGGCAAAGTCCTTAGACAACGGTTCTTTGATAACCTACCATCATTTAAAACTCTTACGGACAGAGTACAAAGAGAAGCTAAAACAGGATTCATTAAAGCACTAGATGGTAGACGCTTGACTGTTCGCTCAGAACATGCCGCTTTGAATACCTTGTTGCAAGGAGCAGGAGCAATCGTGATGAAACAAGCACTTATACTTCTAGAAGAAATGATTACTAAG